GAGGCCGGAGCCGCGGCCGACCAGGATCGGCACGGTCGTGAGGGCGGAGAGATCGTCGTTGATCGTCATTTGCCGGGTGATGGTCATCGTCCGGCCGTAGGTGTCGGCCTGGTTGGCGAACGCCTGGTCGGCCAGCGAGCCGTGTTCGAGCTGGCCGTCCGAGTTGACCTTCTTGAAGACCAGGTCGCCGAGCAGGTTGATCGACTTCGTCGGCTTGAAGTCGCGCACCGGCATGATCGCGGTCAGGTCGCGCCACGTCGATTCGACGAACCTGTACCCCTGCATCAGGTACTTGTTGAGCACGTTGGCGAGGACGTTGCCCAGCGAGCTGGTCGACGCGCCGTCGGCGCGAATGTCGGGGGTGAACCCGGCGTGCAGCACGGCGGCGAGGTCGTCGTCGCCGCGGATCACCTGGGGCACGCGCCGGCCGGTCATCTCGGCCCCGGCGATGAGGACCTGCTGGAGGCCGATGCGCCCCTTGAAGTGGGTGTGCGCGGCCTGAAGGATGGGGTCGGTGTACGTGGCCTTGTCGGCCAGGGTGAACGTGTAGCCGCCGGCTTGCAGGACCGCGGCCTCGATCACCCGGCCGTCGATCGCCGGCGTGCCGGGCAGGTGGACGTGCGGAGTGACGGTGTGCCGGCTCGCGCGGAGCACGGCCAGCTCGGCCTGCTCGACGGTCCAGCCGGCGGCGATCGCGTGCTCCTCGATCGCGACCTTGCGGGTCGCGCCGGCCTCGACGACGTCGGTCATCAGGCCCGGCGACGCGGCGCAGATCCGGCGGACGCCGTTGACGCGGGCGACCTCGGCGGCGGCGGAGGCCCGGCCGGCGGCGAGCTGGGCGGCCATGTCCGCGGCGAGGTCCACCGGCTGGGCGACCGGCTGGGCGACCGGAACGGGCGGCTTGGGATGCTCCTTGCGCCATTCGGCCTTGAGCTGGGCGCGGCGCTCGGGGGTCAGGGTGGCGGCCGCGTGGCCCTTGGCCTCGAGCCAGGCTGCGAATTTCATGGGTCTTCCCTCGTGATAGCTGGCGGCCACAGCCGCCGAGGTGTTGCCATCGGCGCCCATCGGCACCAGGCTGATTTCGCGGACCGTCGCGCCGCGCGCGACATGCACAGGCCCGTCATGGCCGCGGCCGTTGACCTTGACCGATTCGCCCTTGGGCGTGAACTCGATCCGGTCGGCAGAGGCGCCGATCGACGCCTGCCACGGAAAACCGCCCTTGCCGGTATGCACCAGCTCGGCAGTGTGCTCGGGCAGGCCGGACAGCGGGCCGGCGGCGCGGATGCCCTGGGGCGTGATCTCGACCTCGCCGTGCCCGGCGATCCGGGACGGGTCGTGATCGCGCAGAAACGGCACGCTCCCCTTGACCGGGTGCGCCGAATCGAGGTCCACGATGACCGGGTGATAAAAGCCGGGCAACCGCATGGGCACGCCGGTGTACGCGGTCATGCTGACGTGCGGCGTCTTGTCGGCGGCGCCCTCGGCCGCCTCGATCACGGCGAAGCCTTCGCTCGCGCCGCAAATCTGGAGCAGCGGCGCCGCCGCGCAAATCTCGAGCGCCGGGCCGCGGTCGGCGAGCTGGACCCGGGCGTCCCGGGGGACGCGGATGGGCGCCGCGGCGACGCACGGGGCGGGCTGCTCGGCGTCGTAGCAGGCGCGGAGGAGATTGATCTCGCGGGGGTGCATGCGCCGCACGTCGAAGCCGTGCGCGGCGAGCCAGGCAGCGAACGCAGTGAGCGTGTCATGTGGCACGGCGCACCTCCTCCGGCTCGGGTTGCCGTTGCGGTTTGGCCGGCGCGGGTGCGGGCGCTTGCACCGGGGCGATGCCCAGCTCCTTGAGCAGGGCCAGCTCCTTGGCCCTCTGGCGAATCGCCTCTTCCCAGTCCTGGCCGCGCTGGGCGTACAGCTCGGCGAGCGTGACCGTGAGGTTTTCCAGGTCGGTCTTCTCGGCCTCGGCGTCCTTCTGCGGGTCGATCGACTCGGCCTCGTCCCAGAACCAGCGGTGCGGCAGGTCGTCGATCGTCGCCAGGCCGCCGGGCAAGAGGCCCTCGACCATGACCGCTTCCTCGAGCCAGGCGCACAGGGTCTTGTCGAGGACGTTGGCCTCGCAGAGCGCGCGCTCGACGCGCTGCTGCCGGCGATACGGCAGGTGATCGAGGCGGCCCGACGAATAGTTGTAAGCGGAGTGATCGCCCAGCGCGATGCCCAGCGGAATGCCGAGGCAGCGGGCGATCTCGCGGAGGAGGATGCGGACGAAGCTCTCGTAAGTCGTCGTCGGCTGCTCCGCCTTCAGCTGCGCGATGTCATAACCCGCGGGCAGCGTGACCATCATGCCGCGGTCGATCTGGAGAGTGTCGAACGGGTCGGGCTCGACCGTGACGCCGTCGGCGGGCGCGACGGATTTGACGTAGGCCGCGATGTCCGCGGCGGTCTCGGCGGCGGCGATGACGGCCGACGTGTAGCGGCGCAGCTTGGCGAACAGCTCGAGGGCCGGGGTGATCTCCGGCACGCCGCGGACCTGGCCGGGGCGATCGACGCGGAACCAGTGCAGCACGTGGCGCACGGGGACCGTGTCGTAGTCGAGCGGATTGAGCTGCGGATAGAAAAGGTCGCCGGGGTGACGCTTGAGAACGTGGTACGCGATCGGCCGGCCCAGTTTGTCCAACACGACGCCGTCGACCCAGAAGTAATCGATAAAGCCCGGGTTGGGGGTCGTCACCTGGTCGGACTCGATCACGTTGATGTCGAGCTGCACGGCGTGAGAAAGCGACGGGTTGTTGACCAGGATTCCGAAGCCCTCGCCGTCCTGCGTCTTGCCCTTCTTCATGGTCAAGAGCTTTTCGCCGAGCGAGATCGCGCGGGCCCAGCTCCGCCAGGCGGCCTCGACGGCGCGGTTGACGGCGGGATCGGGCGTGAGCACCTGCAGCCGCGGGCCGGTGCCGACCAGGTCGCAGGCGACGGTGTCCACGATCCCGCGATAGTAGCTGTTGTTGGCCGCCTCATACCGGCTGCGGATCTTGAGGGTGCGGCGGACGCCGAAGTTATTGGCGGCCTTGGCCGATAGGTAATCGGTCGTGGTCCAGAGCGGCAGGCTTTCGGGCGTGGTCTGCGCGGCGTCGTAGCTGGCGTGCAGGCGCCGGCCGCCGCCGGACGAGGCCCGCGGCGATGGGGCCGCGGCAGCGCGGCCGAACAGGCTTTTGAGCCAGCCAATCATCCCGCAAAACTCCCGTCCGCGTTGAAGCCGCCAATGGCCGGATTGACCGCCGGGCACTGGGCCGGGCCGATCAACTTCGTGAAGCGCAGGCCGCGGTGTTTGAGCTTGCTCGCGGCCTTGGCGGCGAGGTACTGGTCCGCGAGGATTTGTGAGGCGATCGGCATGGCGGTGACGGCGCCGGCGTCGGTCTGCATGGCGGCCGGGCCTTGCGCGGTCTGCGTGATGCCGGGAGTCAGGTCCGTGGGCGTGGACATGGCGCGCACACCGTGAGCGTGGAGCGATCTAAGGCAATCGAGCGGCCGGATAGGCTACGGGGCAATCAACCGATACGAAGTGACGCAAAGCAAGGCGGGCGGGCAGAAATCCGCGAAGTGATGCTACTAATGGTACTTTGCGCAGAAGATCGCGCGACTTTCCGTCAGGGCCGGCCGGCTTCGGACGCCTCGGTCGTGCTGAATCGCGCGCGGCAGTGCATGCACTGACGGTAGCGGCGCACGCGCCCCAGGGGCAGCTTGCGGGTGTGCGAGACGGACGACCAGCCCGAGCTGCACTTGGGACAGCGGACCCCGCGGCAAGAATCCTCGGCCGGTTGCGGTCGCGCGTTACTCACGATGCCTCCTTCTGCCGTGCCCGGCGCTGCATGTCCGCGAAGCTCACCTTCCGCTTGCCTGCTTTCGGCGCCTCGCCGCCGAGGTCCGACAGCCGTGCCCCCTGCATCTCGGCGGCGACGGCGCAGCCGACGACACAGTCGAGCCAGTGATTCTCGGGGCGCGACGGCCGCGGCTTCCACTCGTCCACGCTGCGGCCGCGGCCGGTGACGCGCACGCGATACTCGCTGGTCAGGTGCTCGGCGAAGAGCTTGTGATCGGTCGGCCGGCCGAACAGGTCGAGCCGCCCCACGCCGCCGGCGGGCACGGCCAGGCGGGAGGCAACGAAGCTCTTCCAGAAATTGGCATCGAAAATGACGTAGCGATTCGGGCGCCGCCCCTTGAGCGGCGAGAACCAGTTCAGCCCCGCGCGCTCGCCCGGCTTCTTCGCGCGGTCGCCCATCGCCTGGCCGGACGCCCCGACGAACTTGCCGTGCGAGGGCATGACGATGGCGGCGTGCGGCGACCGGCGGCAAAACTCGTAGACGACGTCGGTGGATTGCCCCCAGTTGGCGTCGATCAAGCAGCGCTCGATCTTGAGGCCGGCGCCTCCCTCCCGCTGCCACTCCGTGCCGAGCAGCTCGGCGGTCAGCAGCGTCAGGCCCGCGGTGAGCTGGGCCTCGAGCCCGCCGCCGGCGACCAGCTCGGCGAGCGTGGGCCGCGCGTCGCGCGCGGTGAAGTAGGCGCGGCTCTGCTTGGGGAACGCGCCGTAGTCGATGATCGAGCCGGTGAAATCGTCCCCCCAGCCGACCACGGCGTAGAAGAGCACGGCCTGCTGCACGTCGACGAACGCGGTCAGCCGCGTCGCCCAGGTGGGCGCGATGCGCCGCGCGAGGCCGGTCGCGCGGGCCGCGACCTGGTCGCCGGTCAGCTCGGCCTCGGCCGGCCCCGTCTCGGCCTGGGGCTCGTTCATGTATTCGCTCCAAAACGCCGCTTCGTTTTGGAGCTTCAAATTCATCGCGTGCTGTACGCCGCTCAATTCGTCGGGCAGAAACCGCTCCGGCCAGGCCGGCGCACAGCCCGCGTCCATCGCCGCGCGGTTCGCCGCATAGAACGCGGTCGCCTCCTCGCCGGCGCGCCCCGCACGGAACGACTCGGCCCGCAGCTCGGCGTACCGTGTCCAGAGGTCCTCGGCGACGGGTAAGCCATAGACCAGCTTGCACCGCTCGCCCTTCCATTGCGGGCTGACCTTGGCGTCGAGGATCCGGTCGGCGACGTCGCCGCCGCGGATCACCGTGCAGGGCATGAGGCCCGCGATCTTCTTGCCCGGCCCGGCCAGGCCCAGGATCGCCCCGGCCAGCGTCCGCTCGCGGGTCGCGCACTGCGTCGCACTGTTGGCCGACTCGTCGGTCTGCGGATCGTCGATCACGACCAGGTCGGGCCGGATGCTCCTCCCATCCGCCGTCTTGTGTTTCATGCCGCGGACGCGGCCGGTGATCCCGGCGCCGCGGAGGATCGCCCCGGCCGCCGGGCTGCCGGCGATCGCGGGGAGGATCACTTCGGTCTGGGTCCAGGTGATATGGGTCCGCTCGCCTTCGCAGAGCTGCCCCGCGCAGCGATTGGCGATCCCCTCGAGCTTGCGGATCGGATGGCAGACCGCGGGGAAGTCGCCGGCGAGGACGTCGTTGCTCTCCAGCTCGGTCTTGATCGACTCGAGCATCCCCTGGGCCGCGGCCGCGTCGGCGCCGATCAGGACGACGAAGAGCCGATGCCCGTAGACCAGGGCCCAGAGACAGGCCGCCTCGCAAAGGCTGGTCTTGCCGCTGCCGCGCGGCATGGCCAGGGCGAACAGGCCGCCGGCGAGCACGGCCGCCTCGGCCTTGCCGATGACGCGCCGATGGTCAGCGCTGAACGGCAGGGCGAACGTCGAGGGCAGGTACGTGAGGCAAAACTGCTCGAGCGACCGCTCGCAGCCGGCACGGCGCGCCGGATCCTCGACGGCCGGGATCTCGCCGATGTCCCTGCCCTGCTCCGCGATCTCCGCATTGCGCGCCCGCGCCGCCTCCTTGCGGCGATCGTAGGCCGTCGGCTCGGGCGCCTTCGCCTCGACAGCTTTGGCTTTTTTTCGCGGCATGGGATCAGCGGGATGGGCGCATGCAGCAGTCGCCGGGTACGCAGCCGGCAACGCGATCGGCGGCGAGGGGCCAATCGCAGACAGGGCAACGGCCCACACGTGAGAACTCGCGTGCAGCGGCCTCCAGCCCTGCCGACCGAACATGCTCCCCGAGCCGCATGAGGAACGTACCGGCAGTGCGATCGTCGGCATGCCCGTCCAAGAGCAGGTCAACGACACCGATTTCGGTCAGCAGCTTAACGCGGCGCGGAGAAGCAGGACCGGCCATTGGCTCGCCCTCGGGACGCGGGGACGCTCCAAGTATCCGATACGA